CATTTTCTTTGGAATCATGATACTTTAATTTTTTTATCAATTCTTCCAAAGATTCTATTTCTGCCGTATTGGTTTCCGCAAACAATTTTGAATATCCCCATAATTTAAGATAATTTTTAGCTTTTTTCAGTTTTTCTTTCAAGATTGATTCCCCCATTTATGTTATACTAACTTATGAAAGGTTGTGATAAATATGCTTAAAGATTGGTTGCTTAAATACCGTGATTGCTTTAATGAATCATTCCCTTTATTCATGATGCAGGGAACGCCTGACAATGAAGTAATTGAGATAATAAAAAAATGCTTGGATCAGAACAATCCCTTCGTTGTGGATTTTGATACTGATCCAAGCATTGATTTTTAAGTATTTTCTAATTGATTTCTTGTTTTAATCTCTCGCCCACTATGCGTTTATTACCCCTTGGATATAATCCTTGCAATCGGAATAGCTTTATGGTTGATATAGCTGCGGTTTGCCGCATCTGATTCACCGGAATGTACCAATGCCCAGTTTGCGCCGTTTTCAAGTTCAGCATTAGTGGGAGATAAGCTTGCCTGATTTGTCTTTTCATAGGACAGTCCAAAGGGCGCAAACACTTTGCGTTGACGCATGTAAAGCGTATCCTGTCCACCATTCACTTTGGGATCACGCCCCATTTCATAGGGTACCTTTACGCCAATATCTTCATAACCAATTGCGCCGTTGCCCAGTACATAGCTGGTATATTGGGTATGGGCAGGTGTTTCACCCTGTTGTGCCACCGCTTCAGTAGGCAAGGAATCATCAATTACCACGAAACGGCCATTCCATGTTGCAAGCTGCAAATCACGGGTAATACCGCTTTTATCCGTGTACTTCAAATGTTCCAGCAGGTTCAGGTTTTCAAGGTTTGTTGCCACGTCACTATGAACAAATACCAAGGTAAACTTACCCTTGTTAGCGCCACATGCCTTGTTCATGGCGGTATTCAAAGTGGTTGCACCGCAATTACCGTCAACTTGGGTGGTATGTCCGTTGACAAATTCCAAGTTTTTAGTACCGGTCATGGAAAAAATACCTTTTAGAATGGCAAGAATGGTATCTTGATCCAAGGTATCTTTGTACTGTGCCACCTGTTCAGAAATATTCTGCATAAAATCAACGCCGCCGGTAATGTCATAGGAAAAATCACGTTCCACCCATGCTTTAGCACGACCTACCACTACCACGCCCTGTTCAAAAGTTTTGGTGGAAGAAGCGGTAATATCAGTGCTACCATCATAATTGACAGCATCGCCATCAATCAGACCACGCATTACAAGCCGGGCATATGCGGTACCGTCTTGATTGGCAAACACATTGCGAATGTCAGGATTTCCCGCCAAAGCACGGGACTTTTTCAGTTCGTTCATGGTCAGGTTGGGAACACGCTGCACCATGTAGCCAAAGGCTTCAGGATTAAAAGATTTGTGATCAAATTTTGCGTTAGGCATTTAATTTCATCCTTTCATGTTAAATTAATTTTGCATCGGGATTAGCTTCCAAATATAAGCATAGTTCGTCATAGCTAAGGTTGCTAAGATTAGGTTTCTTATCCCCTTCTTCATTTCCGCTTTCTCCGATTTTTGCGCCCTTCAGATTAGGCTTTTGTTTAGTGGAATCCTCAAACATGAATTTAGAATCTTCCGCTTGTTGAAGTGCTTTAAGTTGCTCCGTCAGCCCTTTCACAGTGCCGTCTTCTTGTATTTCGGCTTCTTCTAAATTAAGTAAAGCCTTCACCGCCTTATGATTTTTGGCTTTGGCATCCGTTAAGGCGGCATCAATAGCGGCATCCAATTTAAGCTGCGCAATTTCAGCGGCATGGGCTGTGTCTTTCTGTCGGTACTGTTCCTGCAACTGTATAATCTGCTGCTTCAAAGCGTCAGCGTCACCGCTGCTGTTTTTTAAAGCTTCAAGTTCAGTGTTTCGTTCGGCAAGGACGGTTTCCAAACGCTTCTTTTCGGTGTTCACTTCATCAAATCGGGCTTTGGGAATAAACCCCTTTAGTTCCTCAATAGATGCGGCTTCAACCTTTGCCGCCGTTTCTTCATCCAGTCCAAGTTTTACCAAATCTTCTTTTTTCATGTTTTTCTTTCCTTTCAAAATCACATTTTATTATCCCGGTTCAGTCCGGTACTGATCTTCTTGTTCTTTTTCGCCTTCAATACCAAAAAGGCGGTTATATCAACGCAGTGAAGCGTTGCTACTCAAAAAATCGGCACGATAGCCAGCTTTGGGCTTGAAGCCCGTGCCTGTCAATGGGCAACAAAAAACCGCCCTCACAGGCGGCTTAATGTTTGAAGTTAAGGTTTCAATATAGGGTGATAATACCGTTTTCATCCGGTTCAGCTTTCAGCATTTCCATCAGTTCAGCAAATTCATCTTTTGCCCATTGCGGAGCATCGGGCTTAATCTGCCAGTTATCGGTTTCAGTAATAACATAACCTTGCTTAACACATTCAGGTATTGTAATCAATTTACTTCACCCCTTCCATAAAAAAGATGCTTTGACACAATTGTATTATATCACAAAAGAAAGGTTATATGTGTACTCCCTCAGCTGAAGCAATAAGCGCATCCTCAATAGCCCGCCCAAACTCATCCATTACCTCATCTATATCTAATTTGGAATTGATGTTATTATGTGCAGTAAATTCAACATTGATTTTAGGCGTGGTAAATCTGTTAATCACTTCCCGTTCAGCCAGTTTCCTAACTGACTTCATATCGGTATCAGACAATTCCAATCCATTGAAGGAATCAATCAAACCCCATACATGTTTATCAACATCTGGTAGCAAACCTTCTAAAGCCCTGCCAACCATGGTGTAGCCGCTTTCAATGCCCAAAGCATAACCTTCAGCGGTATAGATACCCAGTTGTTCAAACACTTTAGAAGGGGATTTTATGCCTAATGCGCTTTTTGCAGCGTTATATGCACTCAATGCCACCTGCCTTGCGGCGGCTGTTACTCTACTTTGACCGCTCATTAAACCGGATACCATACCGCTAATCATAGCATCGCCAACATTAGTAAAAGCGGCTATCATTTGAGCGCCTATTGCGCTAATTGAAGCTAATACAATAGGCGCACCATTAGTAATACCAATAGCTAAACCTTCAGATATGAAAATGCCTTGTTGCGCCATTAATTGCGATGGACTATACATTATAAAAGCGGCTTGTAAAGCTGCTAATGCCGCATCTCTTACAGCTATAAAAGAAGGTTCTATTAAATGAGCATTATCTGTTATACCTTGCCCCAATCCCAATACTAGGTATTGTCCGTACAAATTAGCATTTCCTTCGTCTAATGCTTTTTGTCCAGCCTGTGCAAAGTCAAGAGATTTTGCCACGCCATCTAATGCGCCCTGTAAATTAGTCAAATCAAGGTTTTCAGTAATTAATTGATTGTCTAAAATCCTTGCAAATAAATCTGCAAGAATAGGATTATCGCTCATCCCAATATAACTATCCCGTAAATCAGCTTCAATTTGTTCTTTCAAATTGGTCATGAATGCAAGAGGGTTCCCAATTTGATCTAAGGAAGCAGCATATGATAAATCTAGTTTTTCTAAATAACCCGCTTGTTTCGCCATTTCAAAGATTTTATTATTATAATCTGTGAACACCTTGTCACCAACATCTTTATAATCCGGCATAGCCAGCAAGGAAGAAAGAATATTGTATTGACTAGCAGCTTTTTCAATCTTTCCCGCCATTTCCGGGTATTGTTTGGATATTTCAACAAACATGCCGTTAAATAGATTACTAACAGTTTGTGTATACTTGCTTCTTGTCGCTGTAAGTTCGGCTTCCATGCTTGCTTTCAAGCTGTTAGCAAGGTTAAGCCCTGCGCTGCGCTCTACATCTGTTGATGCATTTATAATCTGCTGTTCAGCATCATATATTTGTGCTGCATAGGTGCTTGTAATCCGTTCTACATTTGCCTGAACCTTTTGCGCTTCATAAGCAAGGGCTTTATTGTACATGCTACTTGTACCAAATCCCATTTGTACGGATAAGCTCAGTTTTTCCATTTCTTGAGTTACAGCACCGCCGGCAAGCAAATCAGCCATTGCCTGAACAGATGCAATATCTTCTTTAGTTTTATTCAAGCTTTCTTGGTCAATGGATATTTTAATGCCATCCAAATTTTTGATGATCTGTTCTGTTTGGGTTGGTATATTCTCAAGATATGATATAAGCAAAGCTAAGCCTGCACCTGCTGTTATGCCCCAAAAAGCATTACTCCCGAACATACCTGCTAATTTGCTTCCCCAAGCACTTTTGTTGTTTATTATATATAAAACACCTTTTCCGATTTGAGAAATTTTTTCGATAGTTTGTCCTATTGCCCAAACTATTGGGCCACCAGCGGCAAAAACCATAAAAGTATTAACAATTTTATCCTGATCCGCTTCACTTAATTTGTTAAAAGCGCTTAACAGGTCATTTACCATATCTAATGCAGGTTGTACAGCTCTTACAAGATTATCGCCCAAGTCCGCCATGCTGTTTTCAAGCTTATTAGCTAGCATTTGGTTTTGTGCTTCTTGCGTGCTTATCTGCTTATAAAACTCATCCCACATATCGGTGCCACCATAAGCTTTTACAGCACTTAATATTGCATCTTCAAATAGTTCAGGTCTGGAAGCCATGGCAGCTAACAGGTTGCTTTGCCTAACTTCAGTAAGTCCCATTTTGTCTAATGTTGCTAATACACTTTCAATACCGCTGGTATCTAATTTATTAAGTCCATAGAAGAAATCTATCATTCCCTGTGCAGGATTATCAGCCCAGTCTTTTACAAATTGACTTGCTGTTTTACCTGAAACTTCCGCAAATTGTTCAAGCATAAGCCAAGAATCAGCCATGCTTTGTACATGTTCAACGGTAGTGTTTAAATCTTCAGCAATTCCCACTATATCTTCTTTTTTAAGAAGTGTAAGATAATTGCTAAAATCAAGCGCACTTGTAAATTCACCACCGAATGTTTGTTGCGCTTTTGCTCCAACTTCAGCCGCTAATTGCATTTGTTTAATTGTTTTCATAGCGGCGGTACCACCTGCTTCAGGTTTAATGCCTACTGATGCAAAGGCCGCCGACATACCCGCTACCTCAGCAGACATAAATCCCGCCAGCTTTGCGGCAGGGGCAATGCGTTTGCTCATTTCAAGAATGATATCTTCTGTAGCATTAAAATTATTACCAAGATGTACCAAAGATGAGCCGAATTTATCAATGTTTCGAACATCACCGTCCATAATGTTCAAAAAATCAGCTACCGATGCAGCACCACTTTCCCCTGAAATTTTCTTATCGGTTGCCGCTTCTAAAGCGGCATAGCTACGGGTAAAATTTTCCATCAAGTCAATTTGCACGCCCAAGTTACCGCCAGTTTGCATTGTACCCATCGCGTCAACATAACTCATTGGCGTTGTTTCGGATATTTCTTTTGCAACTTTATTTAGATGTTCATATTGTTCAGTGGTTCCTTCTACTGTTTTTGTCATTCCTACAAAAGCAGTTTCATGATCAGTAGACAAACCATACATCTTTTTACCAAGCATAACAAGGGGGACTGTAAAGGCGAGAGTCATTTTCTGCCCAACATCAGACATTCTTTTTCCAAAAGTTTCAGCATCCGATATGAATTTTGCCCAATCAAATTTTTTCAATTTTTCTTCAGCGTTTACGGTTGAACTATTCAGTTGATCCAGTGAACTTTTCACACTATTAACTGAGCGTCCAATATTTGCTAATTGACTGGAAATATTATCGGTAATGCTAATAATTGTATTAATACTTGCCATGTTTTACTCTCTTTTCATTAATTTAATCACACATAGCTTAATTGAACAATGTTTCTTTTGCTTTGTCTTGAGAAAGTGACAAATCTCTTCCCTTTGGTTCAATAGTTTTTTCAATGATTTTAGCCAGATTGATCAAATCAGTTTCATCCGAAATCTCAGCGGCACCACTCATAAGGGTTGCATAACAATTCAAACCAATCCTAATCATTGGCCCTTCGACTTTCGGACGAATGAATAGGTTTTCGGCTAACGCTTCCATTTCATTGAAAGTATTCAAAATGAATTGATTTTTATGCAGCTTGCCAAAGGTTTTAGGGAAATTTCTGTGCATTTCCAAAGGACCAACTTCTTCATAGCCATCTCGTAAC